AGATATATACGACTTAGCTGAAACAAAGAGTCACCCTGCTAGGGTACCTGCCGAACAAATCTTTAAAGACTTCGGTTCCAACATGGAATCTATACTTAGAGATTGGCTATACCCTAAGGACTATAGCAATGGTACATTAAGGATGTCTAACATTGGACACCCTGATAGAAAGCTGTGGTACAAACACAGGAAAGATAAGTACAAAGGTGAGAGGTTAAGAGCTCACACTTTAATCAAGTTTCTTTATGGTCACTTGATTGAAGAGATGATACTCGCACTGGTCAAACTCTCCGGTCATGATGTAACAGATGAACAGAAGAGAGTAGAGCTTGAAGGTATCAAGGGTTCAATGGACTGTAAGATTGATGGTCTGTTGTGTGATGTAAAGTCTACATCAACCTATGGCTTCAAGAAATTCAAAGAGAACAGTCTGCAATATGACGACCCCTTTGGATACATAGACCAAATCAGTGGCTATGGTCAGGCTGAGGGTGCTGATGAAGCATGCTTCCTAGCCATGGATAAATCAAACGGACACCTAGCTGTATCAAAGGTGGACCTGTTAGATAAAGATGTAGTAAAAAGAATCAAGCATGTTAAGGAGATGATAGAACTAGATACAATTCCTGAACCATGTTATGACCTAGTGCCTGATGGTAAGTCAGGTAACATGAAGCTTCCAGTAGGATGTTCTTACTGTGAGTATAAGAAACATTGTTACCCTAACATGAGAGTCTTTGCCTATTCAAGTGGTCCAAGATTCTTAGCGGTAGTTAATGTAGAACCTAAAGTAATGGAGATTAGAAACTATGAGTAAGGAATATAAATTAATAGTAGCAGATGTACGTAGCTTTGAAGCACAAGTTAACAGAGGTTTAGAAACTGGATGGGACTTACAAGGTATTCCATTCTATGATGGCTCTAGGTTTATCCAAGCTATGATTAGAGAGAAGTCTAAGAAGAAGGATAAATAATGGAGTGGAGATACAGGGGTATGATGGACAAGGATGGTGTCTGTACTGTACGAGAGGTGTTCTATGAACCTGATGGTACAATCAGTAGCTTTGCTGTCGACCCTGCCTATCCTACAGGTGACAGTCCGGATGAGCTGATAACACACATGGCTCTGATGTTGGAAAGTCTACAGCAACCATTCTTACTTGAAGGAGATTTTATACCTGAGGGTGATGATGAACTACAATTTACTTTTGTTAGAGAAGATGAAAAAAAATACCACTAAATATAGGAACAAGTTTGAAGCCGGTATTGGTGAGAAGCTAACCGGTTGGAACTATGAACCATACCACATACCTTACATAACTAAACGTAAGTATGTACCTGACTTTACTAAGGGTAACATCTTAGTTGAGTGTAAAGGATTCTTTAGGACTGGTGATACGCAGAAGTACAAGGCTATAAGAGATTCATTACATTCACAAGAGCTAGTGTTTGTCTTGACCAACGCTAACAAGAAAGTTAGGAAGGGTTCCAAGATTACTATGGGTGAGTGGTGCGACAAGGAAGGGTTCAAGTGGTTCACAACAGATACATTGAAGGAGCTAAAGCGTTATGGCACTACTACTAAATGAACTAAAAGAAAAGATAACTAAAGAGTTTGATGTCTGTCTGCTCTGTGAGTTCCTCGACATAGAACCTGAGGAACTGGTAGAAAGATTTGATGACAAGCTTATTGATAACATACATAAATTTAAAGGACTAGAGGATGAATAAATTACCAAGTGATTACCAAAACTTTATCGCTCTTAGCAGGTATGCAAGATGGCTACCTGAAAAGAAACGTAGAGAAACATGGAAGGAAACAGTAGCACGCTACTTTGATTTCATGGAGGTACACCTGAAAGAAAACACTAACCAAGAGTTAGTACCCAAGACTCGTAAGATTCTTGAAGATGCTGTGCTTAACCTAGAGGTTATGCCTAGTATGAGAGCACTGATGACAGCAGGTCCTGCCTTAGCTAAGAATCATATCGCAGGTTATAACTGTGCTTACCTTAGTGTTGACCATCCTAAAGCATTTGATGAATGTCTATTCATTCTTATGCACGGTACTGGTGTTGGCTTTAGTGTAGAGCGACAGCAGATAAACAAACTACCTGAGGTACCTGAGGAGTTAGTAGATGTAGAGGATGTTATTGTTGTACAAGATAGCAAGGAAGGATGGCAGTCTGCTTTCCGTAAACTAATTACTTACTTGTATGATGGTGAGATGCCTAAGTGGGACTTCTCAAAGATAAGACCTAAGGGTTCAAGACTAGCTACCTTTGGTGGTAGAGCATCAGGACCTGAGCCATTACTAGACTTGTTTAACTTTGCTACCAACCTGTTTAAAGATGCAGTAGGTCGTAAGCTAACTAGCTATGAGTGTCACCGTATGATGTGTAAGATTGCAGAGGTTGTAGTTGTAGGTGGTGTACGTAGGTCTGCACTTATCTCTTTGTCTAACCTAACTGATGAACGCATGCGTAATGCTAAGTCCGGTCAATGGTGGTCTGATACCCCTGAGATGGCACTAAGTAACAACAGTGTATGCTACACAGAGAAGCCTGACATTGGTATCTTCATGAAGGAGTGGACTTCTTTATATGAATCTAAGTCAGGTGAGCGTGGTATCTTCAACAGGGAAGCGGCTATCAAACAAGTAGAGTCTATAGGTAGACGTGACACTGACCACCTGTTTGGTTGTAACCCTTGTAGTGAAATCATTCTTAGAGATGGACAGTTCTGTAACTTGACTGAGGTTGTAGTCAGGGCAGAAGATAAACAGAAAGACATCATGCGTAAGGTTAGACTAGCCAGTATACTTGGTACCTTCCAAGCTTCACTGACTAACATCAAACGTCTGCGTCCTAAGTGGGTACACAATACAGAAGAGGAAGCATTACTAGGTGTGTCATTGACTGGCATCATGGACAATGAGTTCATGAATGGTAACAGTGAGGACAGAGGTTACTACGGTAAGCGTAGCCTACCTGATTTCTTATCCGACCTTAGGAAAGAAACAGTTAAGACTAATGCTCACTGGTCAGAGCTACTAGGTATTCAACAAGCTACTGCAACTACTGCTATTAAACCTAGTGGTACAGTCAGTCAGCTAGTAGATAGTGCCAGTGGTATACACACTAGACATAGTGATTACTATATCCGTAGAGTTAGAGCAGATGCTAAGGACCCAATAGCACAGCTAATGGAGGACCAAGGTATACCTGCTGAAGCTGACGTCATGAAACCTAACAGTGTGAAAGTATTCTCCTTTCCTATGAAAGCTCCTAAGGGTGCAGTAACTAGGAACGAGAGGACTGCTATTGAACAACTAGAGCTATGGCTTATGTATCAAAGATACTACTGTGAGCACAAGCCTAGTGTAACCATTAGTGTTAGAGAACATGAGTGGATGGATGTAGGTGCGTGGGTATACAAACACTTTGATGAAGTGTCCGGTGTATCTTTCCTACCTCACTCTGACCACACATATCAGCAAGCTCCGTATGAAGAGTGTGATAGAAAGACTCATGATGAACTAGCTTGGAAGATGCCTAGCGAAGTTAACTGGGATTTGATTAGCGAGTATGAGTTGACCGACCAAACTGTCAGCACTAAAACCCTAGCCTGTACTGGTAGTGTATGTGAACTTGTTGACTTAGTTGAAGAAGAGAGGGATATAGAATGATAGAAACAGCCTTACTTATTTTAGCTTTGCAACTTTTAATAATTAAATTGGGAGAATAATATGTGGTATAATAAAGGAGTAACACCAAAGAAACTATTTAACTTAGCAATGCTAGGGGTAGGTAGTGTATCAGCAGTGTCGTTGATATATGTTGTTATGTTTCTAGATGCTCTTCGTAAAGGGTGGCTAGTATAATGTTAAACTTAAAAGGAGTAGTTATGAAAGATATGATTAACCAAGTTCTTGAAAACAAATCGCTTACTGTGTTTCTAGGTGTAGTGATTGTTGCATTGGTATTCGGATGGCTAGGTGCCCCTGCCGGTGCATAGAATGTTTAACAGGGGTCTTGTTCAAATGGACAGGACCTCTTTACTCTACTTAAAACTAAGGAAACATTATGCCCTTAAACGACAGCAAAGACATAAAAGAATTAAAGAAGTTTGACATTGACTTGTCATTCGGACAGCAGTGGGAGCAATACATTGATGATATGTTCTCCGGTGCTAAGACTTGTGAAGTAAAAACAGAACGTGACAGATGGGCACAGACAGGGAACATCTGCATAGAGAGCCAAAGCTATGGCAAACCCAGTGGAATAGAAGCAACTGAAGCTGACCTATGGGTACACAACTTAACTCTTGATAACGAGCTAATTTGTAGCCTTGTGTTCCCTGTTGATAAGCTAAAGGAAATCCTTCCTCAGCTTCCTAAGAAAAGTGTAATGGGTGGTGACAATAATGCAAGTAAGTTACAGCTAGTATCGTTAGTTAAACTTATGACCTTGCTTACTTCTCAGAACCACTAAGCATACCTTCTGCCATTGGGGTAAAGATACTTGCTCCAATGCCCATCTTTGAAACATACGTAACCCATTCATCAAGAGTTAAACTATCAGGCTTTAACTGTGCTATCTCTTTAGCTAATGCAGTTTGATTAGCATTCATTCCTCCCATACCGGCAGGCATAGCAGGTGCATCACCTGTCCTCATTGACTCCATTACATTAAACTCATCAAACAAACCTGCTCGTTCTTTACTACGTAGCTTCATTAGTTTGTTGTATGCTTCTTCCTCTTTAAACTTTGGCATTTCTTTTTTAGACTTAAAGAAATTTTTCATGAGAGGAAGGCTTACGCTAAGACCGTCTTTTCCTGCAGGCATTCTAAAGCTAAACAAATCTTGAACGTCACTCATAAACTGTATAGCTGTACCATCAGGAAGAACAGCAGTCTGTAAGTTAACACCGCCTAGTTCTTTAACAGATGTTGTAAAGCTTTCACCATACCATAGAGCACCATTCTTAATTTCAAAACTAGGTGGGTCTTTTAATTCTTTGGTTAAATACTCTTGCATCTGTTCAGCACTATCAAACCCACTGCCTTTTTTCCTTAAAGCGTTTCTAACTTGAGTTTCAACTTTAGCGTTTCTATTTATTTCGCTTGATAAATTACCAGAAGCATCACTTGATTTTGTTTTCTTTGCAAACATAATAGCATTATCTACTCCTAAGTCAGCACCCCAAGCGTTATCTATTCTATTAAAAGCAGTTTCCATTATGCCATCTATATTAGGAACCCTTTCTGTTTCCCAGTATTTAACATATTGTAAATCATTAAAATTTTCTTTAGTTAAAGGAGCAACACTAACATAGTTCTCATCTAAAAACTTTTGTGTAAGAATGTTAGAAGGAGTTCCTTGCATTTCATTCTGTAAAAACTGATAAGAAAACTGTCCTTGTATTTCAGAGCCTGCTTCTCTAAGCATTGTTTGTTCTTCATCAGTTAGTTTTTTAACATTAGAAAGTCGCTCCTCAAAAGAACGAATAGCTTCTTCATCTCCTCTTTTCTGTGCAGCAGTTAAACCTTTTTTTAATGCACTCCTTTGTGCTTTTCTATTTACAAGGTCTTGACCTACAGGTCCCTCTAAAAAATCTATATTCTTTTTAGCTACCTTTTGTGTCCTTCTTGATATACCATATTGCTCTCTAAGTTTTCTTGTAAAAGGATTAAGCTGTTCCATTACCATGTCATTGGCAGTAGTTAAGCCACCTTTTATAACAGACTTAGCTCTTTTAATAGGACCTTCATAAAAACCGGGAAGGTTATTAACAGCGTTTGCACCTACGGACCTAGATAAAGGTATGCCCATTTCTGTATTAGAAGCTTTAAATAAACCCTCTCCTATCTTAGTTGTAGCCTTATCAAATAAACCCTTGATTACAGGAGTTAACTCATTAGCTATCTTTCCAATTGCCATAATTTAAAAGTTTACTGAAGCGTTTAAATCTAAAGGACCAAGCATGCCTGTTGAAGAAGGCATTTCTTGAGGTCCTGTTACTGAGATTTCAGGAGAAGGAGAAATGTTTTCTACATCTTTTAATCCGTAGTAAGTTTGTAGGAAGTCATCTTTATCTTCTTCCTCTAAACCATATAACACTTGCTTCATCTCTGACTCATCTAAGCTACGTAGTTGGTTTACAATTTCTCTTTCGTTGTTTCCTGTACCACTTAGGTTCATTAAATAATCATCTCGTTTATCAGGATTACCTATGTCATCAAAAATTGTGCTTGAGTTCCAAGAGAAATCATTGTCATTACTAAACATTCCTGCCATTTTATTTTCCTTTTAATATAACCAGTTAGCCATTAACCTACCAATAATAGGTAAGTTCTGGAACATGTCCTTACCTGCTTCTTTCATGTCTGAATCCCAACGCCTACCTCTAGCTAAGTTAGTTGCTATTTGCCCTGCTTCTACAGCTCCTTTAAACACAGGGTCTAATGGTGGAACAGGAATTGCTGCTGCCCATTCATAAACATCACCACCCCTAGCCATTTGGTCTACGTCATACTTACTTAGGAAACCTGTGGACCTGTATAGGTTTGCATAAAAAGTGTCCTCAAGTTTTGTATCTCTTCCTAATATTAAATCAATAACTTTATCAGCACCCATGTTGGCTGATGTATAAAATGCTGCTAACTTAGCACCATCCTTCATTGCTTTTCCTACATTACCTCTACGCATTTCCTTAAAGAAGTCTTGTCTGATAACATTAACGTGCTTCATAGCAAAGGATTGTAACATATACATCATACGACCATTTGGATTATTGAGATAACCTCTAGGCATTTCAGATAAAGTTACTGGTTGTATTTTACTTAGCTTCATAAAGGCTACGTCTTTCATTAAAGGTGTAGGAGTATCTATTGTTCCTTTGTTAAAAGCTTTAAAGTCATCAGCAGCTTTTGCAGCATCTTCTGCTCCTAGTATAGATGACCATTCATTCATGAATTTAATTCTACCCTTAGGAGATTTTATTTGTTGACCTGCTTTGTATATACTTGAGTTAACTAAAGCACCCTTACCTAAAGCATCAACAGAACGAAAGCCTGAGTATTTAAACACAGCATCTACACCACGTTTAGTTGCGGTATCAGAAGCAAACTCTTCAGCTACATTATCTAGCAGTCCCATCTCTTTAGGAGTTAACATCTTACCCCTGTTCATAGTAGCTATAGCACCTTTAACACTGTTCCTTATTCCGTTAGTATAGGCAGCTGCAGCTAAGTCACCAAACTGTCTAATAGCGTTTGATGGATGACCAAGTAATGTCATATACCCTAGGTCTTTAGACTTTCTTAGATGCTCATTCATTTGTTTAGGTCCATTAATAAACCTAGCAGTTAGGTATTCCTTTAATGAATCAACATCATTGCCACTAATCTTGCCTGCTTTTAATTCTTTAGCTATGTAGTTAGAAATAGTTTTATCTATATCACCATCAACATCTATATTCTTTGTACCAAATACTTTGTACCTTTGTACTTCCTCCATAGATTCCTTAATGTATCTATGAGTAGCTTGCCATGGTTGTTGATATGCTTTAAGCTGTCCAGCACTAAGAGTTTCTCTTACCCTAGCTTTAGATGAGCCTGCTTGCTGTATGTTTCTATTGCCTGTAGACTTTAAATATTTTGATATAGCTTTTTGTAGTGTAGCTTCTGTAGCATTCTTAGGGTCTACCTTATATGTGTCTTTAAGGATTCTATCAATAGCTGAACGCTCACTAGCTTTTGCACCTGCATACCATCTTTCATTGCTAACTATTTTACGAGGAGAATAACCAGTTATTTTTGGAAGGTCCGTATTACCTGCTGCTACACGTTGGTCATAAATGTCATCCATTGCTCTTCTGTATAGCTTCCAGTCTTTAACCATGGCTGTACCTTTTTTACCAGTACCTTTTAAGAAACCTGTTATAGCGTCTACATCTTTCTGTGATTTAGAGTTAGACATCATTAGCCATAGTTTATCTTTCTGAGCTTTGTTTAACGCATTAGTTCTAAATGCTTTCTTTAAGAAAGGGTCAACCATAGTAGCATAGTTATGTGAATCTTCAAACAAAGTTCTTTCAACTTGTTTTAACTTACCATAAGTTCTAGGAGATACTCTTTTTATACCTTCTGATATAGGCTCAATAATATAATCAAGACCTTTACCTAATGCTGTTTTAGAACCTGACTTAACTACTTCTTGTGCAGACGAAGCTTCTAATGCTTCTATTGCTGATGATTTAGTAGGTAAATTTAATTTTTTACCTTTACTATTTGCTATTGCTTTATCTACAGCAGAGTCACTAAGTCCTAAATTCTTTTTAGCCTGTGTTAAAAGAGCAGGACCTGAATTAATTTTATCACTCTGTGCAGCTATGATATTCATTTCATTTTGTAAAGCTCCTAAAGTTCTATTTGCTTTACCTTTACCATACAGCTGAATACCTTTGCTTAACGTACCACCAGTAGCTGCTGCTATACCTACAGTAAGTGGGTCTACTTCTCCTGTATCTCCCATACCATACAAAGCTGCATCTGCACCTGCATAAGTAGCAACTGCTGCAGGTTTTGCCATTGTAAAAGCAAGAGTAGGTGTAGTTAAAGTACCTGCTACATTGCCAAGCACATATGCAGGAGAGTCAGGATTAACATTAAAGAACTCATCAGTAGATTTAACAGCGTTAGCTTTTAACTTTGTTATTCTTTCTTTAGTAGGCATAGCATCCCACTGCTCATCAGTTATACCTAACTGTTCTTGAGCACTCATATAGTTCCAACCTTCTTCTACTTCTTCTGTAGCTGCTACATCTCCTTTAATTGGTTGATTTAAAAACCAACTAAATTTATTTAAAGTATTAGAACTTAGGTTTGCTCTAGCTATTCTACCTAGGTTTGCCCAGTCAGCGTTTTGTAAACCTGACATAAAACCACCAATAAGATTAGAACCTTCACCTTCCGTAAGTTCTTTAGCTAAAAGCGTTTCCTCTTCAGGAACAACAGTAATCTTAGGAGTAGCTTTAGTTATACCTAGTTGAGATATATCTGTAAATTCAGCCATTATTGTACAGCTTGTATAAGTTGATTTAAAAGGTCTTGAGTAATAGTTCCTACTTCTCCGTCAGCACCTTCAATTCTAGTTACTCCCGGAATAATTAATCCACGTTTAACATAATTTTCTATTTCATCTGGAGCTACAAACTCTCCTGACCTACCAAAAGTTTTATCTAGTGCAGTAATAAAGTTTTCTCTGCTAAACTCATAACCTTTAAACCAGTCTTTAGGATTTAAACCAGTAAAGTTTTCTGCGTTAGGAGTATATACTTCAGGCATCCCTAGTATTTTTTCATAGTATGTAGAAGCCTGACCCGGAGTAACATCCCCTCTTGCAGTTGATAGTGCGTTATCATAAGTTTCAATAACACCACCTATGCTCTTAGCTAAAGCATCTGTATCTTCAGTACCTAATCCAGCAGGAGCATTGTCTAAGAAGTAACCTCTAACCAAAGCAGAACCTTTTCCTACTTCTACCACAGGTTTCATAGCTAATGTAATTTCTGCTTCTTTTGCTTTTTCTGCCTGTTCTATATTAGTTGTTGTTTCTTTTTCTTTTGATAGTTCAACACTCATTAAGCTAGTAATATTTCTCATAAGATTTTGATAATCAGTTATATAGCCTTCAGTATAACCAGAATCTTCAAGTTTTTCTGCTACTGCCTGCATATCTTGTACAGTTCTTCTAGGCATACCCTCTACTAATTTAGCTGCTTCTGCAATTCTTTTAGCTTTATCCATATCTATTTGTTGAGTAGGAGTAGGACCATCAGGAGTTAATTCATCTTGAGCCTGTGCTTTATACAATTCTATCTTAGCATTATCTAACTGCATTGCTCTGCTTTGATTAAGCATGTTCATACCTTCATCATAGAAACCACCCTGCCACATAGCTGAGGACATTGCTTGTAAACTTGCAGGGTCCATAGGGTCAAAGTCAGGAACACTATCAATAACTGCTTGATAGTTTGCTTGCTGTACTTGTGCAGGAGTTTGTCCTCCAAACAGCTGACCACCTTGATAGCCTAACTCACCGCCAAGACCGCCCATGGCTTGAGTAATTGCTGCCCATCCTGTAAGTCCACCAGTCTGAGATAACTGTTGCCTTTGTATAGCTTCGTTATCTACTGCTTGTTGGTATTTATTTCCAAATAATCCTGTTGCCATAATTGTTCCTTAATAGTTTCTATTGGTTTAGATAGTTGAAGTAATCGCCTGAGAATAATAATTTTGCTGCTCCGTCTGATAAAGGAAAACCATAGTTATATCCAGCACCTGAACTCTTTTCTGTTGGTCTGTAGTGTGGTATTCTGTCTTGGTATGGTTGCCCCATTCCCTCGTAAGGGTTGGAGCTTACTACTTTCCCATTCCAAACATTCCATAATCATTTCTTACATTATAATTAGGTACAGCACCTTGCATAGTAGGAACATCTCCTTGTGCACCATACTGTTGATTACCAAAATTTCTTGCAGCGTTATAAGCAAATAAAGAATTAGCACCTGCCTTGTTAGTAACAGCACCGCTAATCATATTAGCTCTGTTCCAAGCATTAGCTCCTCTTAACTTAGCTAGGTTCATTGATTGACCTGCGTATTGTCCCGGTATACTACCTATCTGCATCATTGTAGCAAGGTCTTGCATTTCTCTTTGTCGCATAGCATCTTGTGTAGCCTGTGCTTGCTGATAAGAATTAGATAATAGTCCAAGTCTTTGCTGTCCTTGTGCTTCCTGTAGTGCCTGCATCTGACCTGCACCACCTGTACTACCTAATCTACCTTGTTGTAGTAACCTAGACTCTTGAGCCAGTGCTTGCCTTTCTTGTTCAGGCTGTAGTAAACCTAGCTGTTGGTTGTACAACTGTTGTTGTAACTCCATTGGGTCTAAGTCTTGTATCTGTGCAGCAGTTTGACCACGCCTGTCCATGTATTGCTGCATAAGGTTCTGCATGTCTTGATTAAGAAACTCACCTGTGTCAGGGTCATAACCTCCAAACATACCTGTATATTGTTGTGGTAGGCTTTGCTGATAAGCCATATTAGCTTGGTCTGTCGCTGCTCCTACCGCTTTCTTTGCCTGTTTATTGGCATATATACCACCTATAATATTAGCTGCTGCTGCTATCCATGATGCCATCCTATTCTCCTATGCTGTGCGTTTCCACATATACACTACTATATATGGTTGTAAGTTATTGTGTGCTGCGTCACCGCCTGCTGAACTGACAGTTGGATATACAGGTCCTCCTGTTCCATTGTCCATACAAGGATGAACTGGACCTCCTCCTCCTGACGTATTTTGTCTTGGGAATGTTACTGTATGAGAGTGTGAAGGCATTTCATTTTCTGATAATGTATGTGTTTCAGCACCACCAGTAGCTCCGAGTGTATCAAATGTACCACTAGATGCTTTACCTACTGGAACTCTACCTTCTCCATATGCTACCCAAGTACCTACACCTAAAAGAGTAGCTGGGTTTGTTGCAACTGTAGCATTAACATATACAGAACCTACTGGATAAACTAAATTATTAATTGTTGCTGCTGTCATAGCTGCTGTAACAAAAGCTGTTGTAGCCACTTGATTAGTATTAGTTCCTGCAGTTGCTGTTGCAGCAGTAACTACTTGACTTGTGTTTGCTAAATCTGCTTTAGAATTAACAGCGGTTTTAACTGCAAGAAACTCTGTATTAAAATCACCACCACTGACTACTTTGTCAGGGTCTGAGTCGCTTAAAGCATCCTTACCTGACCAAGCTATTTGTAAATTATAATCACTCATCGTATTTTCCCTTGTTTTGCCCAAATAGAAATGTTTTGTAAAGAAGCTTTAAACCCCGATACCGTTTGTATTATCTGTAGTCTAACAACCTTAGCTGCTCTTGACATAGATACTTTGTACTCTGTAGGTTGGAAAGCAGGAGCATACTTGGCATTGCCATACTTAGCCTGTCCCCACAAAGCATTGACTCCACCAGTAGTAGGGTCTAATGTAAAGTTAGCTGATGTAGGAGTAACATTGTAATCTCTAAACCAGTTAAGTGTTACGTTCATATTCTTACCACCTGACCAGATAGCTAAGAATCTTTTTAAAAATTTAGTTATACCCGGCTGTTCAAAGTCTAGCCATGTAGTTTTAAAATCTGCTTGGTATGTATTGTCTACATCTTGATAACATTTACTTGTATTAGATTCCCATGTGTGTCCAGCAGTAGTACATGCACTTGATGTACCATAAGTAGCAGTAACATCTTCTTTTTCTACATCATAGAATCCTGAATAAGTAGCTACTTTTCCAAAGTTAGTAACAGCTCCTAAACCTATATATAAAAAATCATCAGTAGATAACAAAGCTCCAGGATTTTTCTTACTCTCAAAATTCCAAGTTGTTATACGTGGAGCACCTTCAGGTGTTGTAGCTTTAAAGTCAAACACATAAACAATATTTTTACCACCAAAACTTAATAAATAAGAACCAGTAGATAAATCATACTGAGCTTTTACTTGGTCCATGTCAGCAGTTAATAGGTTTGTTCTTATTTCATCTTTAATAGCTAGACTTAAATCTGTCAATGGCATCTTGTCTTGTACCATTGTACGAGCTAGTGAACGTACACCTGATGAACTTAAGAATACAATGTCATCACCAATAACTTGTACTGAATCCCTAGCTACACATCCTACACCTTCAATAACTTCATCTAATTGAAATGAAGCAGCAGCTGGGTCCCAAGGGTCATTATAGATAACAATGTTACTCTTACCAAAAATAACTAGCTTGCCCATAAAAGAAGCTAGTGCTG